CTGCCAGAACACTTCCAACATCATTGGCAATCTCATCGCCAAGATTAGCCGCACGCTCATCTAGTGCTTTTGTGGCTACATCCCCGCCATCCCCAGCAATAGTGGTCGCACCTCTAGCCAGCCTGCGTGTAGCCTCACCAGCTACGTCAGGGATCATTGCATCTGTTACGCCCATCGCAGAAGTTTCGTCCAAAGACTTTTGAACTGCCTGCGGAGTTGTGCCAGCTTCTTCAAGAGCCTGAATGGCCTTCAGGTCGGCAGTGCTTTGAGCCGCTTTATCGCTGACACCTGATTTAATTCTGCCGACGCCAGACTTTACTGCATTAATCGCGGCAGGTGCAGAAGCCCCCAACGCACCGCCCAAAGTGCCGCCAACCAGAGCGCCACTTAATCTGCCGCCAGCACCTTCGCCAGCACCAGCGCCAGCTATAGCACCCTCGCCAGCGCCGATAGCACCAGCCAATCCGGCAGTGCCGCCTTTTGCAAGAATCTTACGTCCCAATGCTGTGCCAGCGGCTCTTGCACCGCCTAACCCGCCTGTCACCAGACCGCCACCTATTTCTGCCGCAAGGGCTGTGGCAGGGTTCTCATCAGCGAAGTTTTTTACCTGACCGCGAACATCTTTGACGGTTTCATCGTAGTCGCCAAGCAGGCCAAAACCAGTGCGCAAACCTGCCTCAACTTCATCGCCAAAGCCAAGCAGAGCGCCCTGACCCAATGCGGTTCTGGCTAAGTTTGCAACGTAACCATCATCGTCTTTTTTGCGCGTGTTTTTGGTTTCAACGTTCTTTCGCTCTCTTGCGACGCGGTTTACAAAGTCTTGCTTTTGTCTAGCGCTCATATTGTTGAAGTCGTCACCAACTTCTATAACGCCGACACCGTCCACTTTTATCTTAGTCATTATTTGACCACCTCATAGCTAACGTCATCGCTGGTTGTCGGGTCTTGATACCCAGAGAAATCAAACGAACCAACGCCCTGAGTTTTACGGCGGCGGTTAACATTACGCTTGCGCAGTTCAATCGCACGCTCGTTCAAATCACGCAGACGCTCTAGCTGGGCGCGAACTACTTTGGTGTCGTTTTTGTTTGCGATGATTTCGTTTAACGCACGTTGAGCGTCACCTTCTGTCTGAACACCTTTATTCAGCCGCAAAGTGTCGTTGCGGAGCTTTTCCAAGAAAGTATCAAACTGCGCGGAGTTGATTTCTTCTTCTCCGGCGATGCCCAGACCCCGCATAACGCTATCGGTCACGCCCTCTATAGCACCGAAGCTCAAATCGCCACTATCGATTAAGCCAGTATATCTATCGAGGTCAGACATGATGCCCGCAGAAGTATCAATCGCAAAAAAGTCATCATCCTCTGCTTTTTGCGCGGCGGTGCTAAGTGACTTGCTTGTTTTCTTTTGTTGCTCAAGCGCCACGATATCATCATAGGCATTGCTTTTCTGGACGCTGATGCTTCCGTCTGGGTCTTGGGTGTAAGTAAACTTCCCATCGCCTAAAAGTCCGGTTTTAGGCTTTTTAGCCTGTTCATAAACCACCTGCGGATTTGATGGATCTGACAGGTCAAGCAGAGAACCGCCCACCACTTGAAACTTGCCTTTTCCCATCTTGTCTTGACGAGCCTGCGCCTGATTAAAAGCGTTTTGCCCCATCTGTAGACCCTGCGCTAGCGCACCGCCCAACGATTGAGGAGCGCCGCCTACTCTGGGAGCGCCAGCCGCCAATAATCCTGTGGCAAGACCCATAACGCCCTGCGTGCGAGGGTCGTTAAAGTCCTTGCCAAGCAGGCCACTCATGTTTTTGCCGCCACCTATTGCCATCTTAAACTCCTAAAGCATACCCAACAGGCCACCGCCAACTGCGCCCAGCATCGGGTTAAAACCAGCCGCCGCACCTAACTGCGCGCCACCAAGAGCGCCACCTAAAGCAGATGCCGCAGTGTTACGTTGAACAGGCTGAATAGTGTTAGACCCGATTGTGCCGCCGCCGACCAAAGCTAAATAATCCTTCAGCTTTTGCTGTTCGATGTTTTGCTCGAAATTGAAACGATTGACCTGATCCTGCAACTCAGCTTGCGCTTGACCCTCGCGTGCCGCACCTACCGCCGATAGCTGAGATAGGTCTTGATTTTGTATCTGCGGGGCTTGAGCGATAGCTGTCTGCTGTGCCTGCAAAGCCGCAGGGGCTAGTGCCGCCGCCAGCGCTTGCTGGTTTGCGCCAGACCCATACCGACCCGCTTTTGCGAACTGGCTCTGCACCTCATTTACTACAGGCTGAAAAGCCGCAGACATAAGAGGGTTAGTTCCCATCAGGTTTTGCTGAACCACATTAGCCGTCTGCGCGGTCATGCTATTTGGATCTAAAGCGCGGTCACGCATCATATCCAAAGACATTTCGCTCTCTGGCGAAAAGCCCACTACAGTCTGCGCAGGGTAATAATTTGGCGCATTGTTATCGTACTGCGCTCTCGCCTCATCCAAGCCGTATTGCAAAAACGGCATTGCATAACTTGGCGGCTGAACCTGTGTGTTCACAGTCTGAGAACCGCCGCCACCACCACCTTTAGACATATTCTTTAACTCCTACCGTTGCGGCTTCGTGATAGCCATCTAAAGCGCGAACCCAGCCGCGCCGCCCTATGATTTCGCAAGCCACGCAACCCCAGCCCTTTGACCACTCGATTGCTGACTCTTCTAATTCTTGCAAAGTTTCTAAGTTTCCCCCCGCCAGCCAAAAGCGAAGCGTCCGGCGTTGAGGGTAGCTAATAATTTCAGTCACCAAGCCTGCATCTTTTGCCGACCAAAACTGCGCATCCCCTTCCACGATTGCCTTAAACACATCGCTCATTTTGTGCGAATTGTGCGCGTGTTTTAGAGCCGCTTCGATAAAGGGGTGACAGTGCGCCCACTTAGCCGATAATGACGTATCCGAAGGATCTGTCGGTTTGTGAATTGTTTGCATGAGTAACTGTGAAGCTCTGCTTGTTTCTAGCGCTGATAAAAATAGTACCAGCACCAATCTCTGCCGCCGCGTTTGCGGTGGTTGGCATCAATAAAATTACGCTGTCCAAGCCAGCGCGATAATCAGTAACAGAAGTCGAAGCCGCGCTTGCTGTGCAAGTGAAAGAGCCTGTGCTGTTCAGCTTGCCATCTAGAACACCATTCACCACCTGCGATATTTCGCGGGGATTGGTTGCCGCAGACGGAAGCCTTCTAAAGTTAGCGTCTGCCAATAGTCCGACCCTCGATATCTACGCCCTGCGCAAAAGACCAGTTACCAGTGATATTCATTCGGGTTCTATGAAAGCGCCCCTGAACCCTGTGCTGACAAAAGCCCTCATCAGTAAGGTTTGAAGCGGTGTCGAAAACAACTGGATCGTCTTGCCTGTCTCTTGAGCCGACCTGCATAGTTACAGAGCCATTCTCAAAGTAAGGCACAGACCGAGTGACCACTGTGTGCTTGTTTTCGGTTAACGCATATTCAGACGTTTCAATAGTTCCTGAAAGAACTGATCCAGTAAATCCATGAATCTTTTTATCAAAGCTCCCGCCAAAGAAGAATGTCCCACCTTTGTAAAGACTAGAGTCAAGAGGCGCTGGCAGGCTGTCCAGATTTGATGCAAGATTGTCCAAGTCCTCAAGCGTATACGCTGGCGTAAAGAGAGGGGCAATAAGCTCTGCTTCAACCTCCAAAATAGACCAGCGATTGAGGGCAAAGTTGTAGACCAGAATTTTATCCGGCGTGTCACCTGTCGCGCTGTTTGATACATAAGACCAGCAAACAATTTGATTTGATGGATCAACAGCCGCAGACATTTTATCAGTATGCGCATCATCAAAGTCCTCAAAGAAAAACTTGTCCACCTTCTCTGCGCCGATAGGTGTAGATTTTTGCCCATCGAAGCTATAGAAGCCGTCTTGCGATAAATAGAAAACGTTGCCGCCGACATTCGCGACGCTGTTTGGATATGGACAGCCGCGCTGTGTTTCCACGCGGTTGATTTCGTAAATAAGTGGTGAGCCTACATAGTAAGCAACAGCGATAGCGCGCTCCATAAGGATTACGGCTCTCTCGCCACCAACTAGACCAGTAATAGCACCCGCATCAGGAATGACCTGTGAGTCCGCTTGATCTGTGCCAATCGCCCAGCTTGTTTCATCATTGAGGCCAGACCAGCGTACTTTGTTTGGCACGCGCCCAGTTCCTTCATCGATGTTAGCCGTCCACACCTGATCCCGAACTACGGCGATATAGTCTGCTTTTGGAGCAGTGCCGGAAAGGTTGCTGAACGCACTATCTGTTCCAAGCTGAAACTTTTGAAGCTCCTCGCCTGTACCGCCAGCCGCTATAACAATGTCACCGAACTGAACGAAACGCCAACGCTCTTCTCCAGACAAATCATAGGCAGGTGTGCCGGACTTGCTTACGTCATCAAGCGCGCTTGTCCCCTGATTAAATTTATAAAGTTTGTTATCATCGCCAGCAAAAAGGCTAATCGTGCCATCATTGTCTTTGCCAGCAAAAATGCCTCTTATTCTTTCATCTGCGGCGTTGCTAAACTGCACAAAAGAATTGAAACTCCGATAGCCGTTAGCCGCCGGAATAACATTAGTCGCAACAGTAACGCCCGCGTTATTTACGTCAGGCTGATCCGGCAACCATTCTCCAAAGCGTATCATATACCCAACCAATTCTGACTAGATTGTTGCTGAACCGACCAAACCTCTGACCCTACTGCAAGGTCTGTCCATGTCTCATTACCAGACGCTACTGCCTGCCACTCCTCGCCTAATATCTTGGCGGTGGCTGAAACGCTTGATGCCGTCGCCACAGTCGCGTCCACAACAAACTCGCCTGTCGCGTCCGCAGAGACAGACGCAGAAGTTGCCACATTTGCATCAACTATAAAGACGAAGTTTGCCGTTACAGGGGCGGCTGTCGCCTCAGTTGAGACACTGGCATCAACCGTTCTAATTGATATTGCAGTAGCGGTAGCCGTTGCGCTAACAACCGCACTGCCATCTGGAATCCTAATTGCGCTGGCTGTAGCAGATACAGACCCGATGGTTGCAATCGTTGCGTCCATCGTGCGAATAACATTTGCGCTGGCGCTTGCCGATGCGCTGGTTGCTACGGTGGCGTCTACCTCAATCGCAAACTGAATGTCTGCGGTTGCGCTTGCAGAAGTAGAAGCCGAAGCCTCTCCCTGCTTTACGGCTAACGAAGAAAGCGCGTCAAGATTGCCAAAGCTATCAAGCGCGTCCATTAACCCCCAGCTATCTAATTGCTGGAGAGTGGGATTGTTAAATTCAACTTTTCCCAGATCTGTCGCACTATCCAGCGACCCCACTATGCTATCAAGCGGCGTGGTTATCTGGTCAAGATTTGGAGTCCCCAAAGCCATAACTGCCCCCTATTAGGCGGCTGTTATGGTAAGAGAGCCGCTTGCTACTTTTAGAATGTCACCAGAGCCGATTGCTTTGCCTGTGGTAAACGCGCCATGATAAAGAAGGTTTCCGCTTGTCGCGGCATCCCAAATGCCCCAATGGGATACCGTACCCCATGAACCTGTCGCGGCGTTAAACTCGACAGCCGCGTTGCTTGAAATGCTACCGCTAGCCGCAGAGGCAAAAGTGATCGCCTTTCGGGTGTAGTTGTTTCCAGAAAGCTCTGTCCCAGACCCATCGTCATTTATTGATGCTGTAGACAGGCCAAGATAAACCGCCGCAGGTGCAGAGGTGCTGGCTGTGCCAGTGAAATGATCAAGGAACTTTAGCTCCAAGTAATCCGACATCGCAGACATATTTTAACTCCTGATGCTTGCTTGGCGTTGGTAAGAAGATTGAATTTGCAACGTGCCAGTGCCGTAGTGAGCGCGTTGCTCATCCTTTCGGATTTCTTCAATGATGCGTGTAAATTTTTGGTCATAAAGCTGGGCGCGCTGATCATCCATAAGGTATAAATAAGCCTCAACTAGCGACCCTGTTAAATAAGCGTCTGGGTGGCGAGTAAGCATAGTGTTTGTTAAATTGCTTGCAGAGAGTGGGTCTAAGCTACCGATATAAATAATCTCTGCCGTATAGTTGCTATCAGGTATCGGGCGCAACTTCATCTCCACGCCGACGATAGAATAAGCTGACGGTTTGGCCTGACCCCCGCTTGGGTAAGTGTTGTCCAGTGCAACAGGCGACATATACTCTAGAACAGTGTTTGGCGAAGTGTTCAGCTTTACCTCACGAATTTCCCGAAGGTCTGTTGGCAGGGCTGTATATTCATCGCCTGCGGTCAGCGTTGCTTGCGCACGCTTTTCTTGCTCTCTTGTTTCCAGTTCCCGCGATAGACGAGCCTCGCACAACGATATAAAATCAGGAATGTTTGTGGTTAGATCTGTTCTAGCAAGGCTGTTTGCGATAGCCGTTTGCAGATCTGTATATGTCGAGATAGCCATTAAACTCGCCCACCGCCTGTTCTAAAAAACCTGTTTTCTGGGTCATTAAGCCAACGCGCCCAATCTCTTGGGTTGTCCGCCGGATGCCCAAACTTCTCACGAAGTTGCACATAAAGCTGGTTCGGAATATCTGCGACTTTCTGATGATGGCGCTGGGTGTTGCCTATCAGCTTCCCATATTGCCAATCATTTTGCTGTCGCTTGTTTGCTTCCAGAATTTGCTTGATATGTTGCTTTTGAATTATCTCTGCTTGACCATCGCGGTCAAAGTGCATCCAAGTTTCTTTGCCGGATGATTTGTCAGAAGAGATTAATTTTTTAACTGTCATGCTTTCCCTCAATAAAAAAGGGCGACCCGAAAGCCGCCCTTCATTGTTTTGGAAAACAGCCTTATGAGCCGTTCAGATCCAAAATCATGCCATGCGCTTTTGGCGCATCTGGCATCAGTGTCCATTCACAAAGAATTTGCGTCTTTGTGCCGTCAGCCAAATCATCTTCGGTCTGCTCGACAAAGTTACGTCCATTGATTGCGCCCACTGCAACGTGATCTGGGTCAACCAGATAAACGCGGTCATTTGACAGGAAGCGTGATGGAACGACCTCAAGCTGGCCGAAATCGTTGAACAGGATTGAGACTGCGCCGTTAAACGACACAGGCTTTGATGCTGTTGTGGTAGCTTGGTTTGTTACCAAGTTTGTGCCTGACTGAGTTAGATCAGAGATGTTGGCGCGGTTAGTTGCGCTTGCAACCAACAGCTTTGGATTACCGCCATCTGTCCATGCGTCTTGCATAGCGTCATCGACCAAAGCCAGTGTCAGCGCGCGGTCAGTACCGCCTGACACTGCATCAGTGCCGTCGCCTGTTGCAAACCCGCCGCCTGAACCAACTGAACCATTTGTGATCCAGCATGACAGTGATGCTGATTTGCGTGGGCTACCTGAGTCACGCGCAACATCTGTATCGCCGATTGCCTTCTCTATATCTTTACGCAGATCCAAGCCCGCAAGGACGGTTTGATAGGCCACTTCTGATTCGATTCCCGCTTTCGAAACAGCTTCGACTGTGCCAGAAATGATGAAACCGCGAGTTGAGATCTGGTGGTAATTTCCAAGTCTGGTCAGTGCAGTGACGCCAGTGTCGGTCATTGCCACGCCTTCTGCGCGGTGGTTATTGGT